GTGGGTGAATGGAAAGATAAACTTCTTAATAAGAATCCTGGATGGGGAGAAGTCCTCAAGAAAGCAGAAAAATCTGGGGGCATTAATGCAAGATTAGCAAAAAGAAATATCGGTACAACACAAGGATTGGGGGACTATTAGTATGCCTAAAAAGAAAAAGACTGATGATCCCATTGGAGTTGGACTGACGGCTAAGCAAATGAGACGAAAGAAACCAATCAATTCGGATTTACTTGTTGATATTGATCCTCTTACACCAAATCAAGAGAAATTTTTTGAAGAGTATGATGCAGGTAAACATTTGTTTGCCTATGGATGTGCTGGTACAGGTAAAACATTCATTGCATTGTACAAAGCACTTAAAGAAGTTCTTGATTTAGATACACCATACGAAAAGATTTACATCGTTCGTTCTCTTGTATCAACACGTGAGATTGGATTCTTACCTGGAGATCATGAAGATAAGTCTTCTCTTTTCCAAGTTCCATATAAGAAAATGGTGAAGTATATGTTTCAGATGCCATCTGATACAGACTTTGAAATGCTTTATGGTAATCTTAAAACTCAAGAGACTATGACGTTCTGGAGTACCTCATTTATCAGGGGAACTACATTAGATAATGCAATTGTTATAGTTGATGAATGTCAGAACTTGAATTTTCATGAGTTAGATAGTATAATTACCAGAGTAGGAGATAATTCTAGGATTATTTTCTGTGGTGACGGAGTTCAAACTGATCTTCGTAACAACCATGAACGTGCTGGACTAGGTGATTTTATGAAAGTTATTTCTATGATGGAATCATTTGCCTCTGTTGAATTTGATATCAATGATATCGTTCGTTCGGGATTGGTTAAAGAATACATCTTAGCAAAGCATTCTCTTGGTATGTTATGACATTTGAGCATTGTAATTTTCTTGGTGATATTGAATTAGAAAAGAAAGAAACTCCTGGTTGTAGACTGTATCAAGTCCCCAATGGTGAGTGGGTTCCTTCAATAACTTCAGTAACATCTTTCTATAATAGACACATCTTTACTGAATGGCGTAAGCGTGTGGGTGAGGAAGAAGCAAATCGCATCACCAAAAAAGCAACCACACGTGGTACAGATTTCCATGAGGCAGCTCAAGGTTATCTGGAGAATAAAGAATTGGATTGGAATAACTTCCTTCCTGCTACACAATTTATGTTCCATCATGCTAAACCTTACCTTGATAAGATTCAAAATGTTCATGCAAT